TCTTGGTGGTAATGCTATATATTATGCTCATGAGAAGGACAAATGGATAATCAAGACCAGACAGTCTCCATTCGCTGTTCACTACTTATTGGAAAAACAAAATAGATCTGGTTGTCCTGATTTTTTTCATTATACTCCAGAACTATTGCATTCTTATGTTGATCATCCTATTTTTAATGAAATGATCAACGATGCTTTTCCTTTAGAAGAAGTGGAAGAGTTAAAATATAAATCAAAAATATACAAGGACTTGTGGCCAGATATAGTATTGAGACCAAAATATTGGGGAGGCGAAAAATATTGGCCGATTGCAAATCCTTCTGTGTATAAGACATACAGAGATCCACGTTGGAATGATTTCTGTAAGTTTTCAGTAGAAGAGTTCAAAAACTCTCTTGTAGGAATATCAAATGGCAATTAATCGATATTGGAACAATTTCAATCACAGCCAGACACAGCGTTTCGTTGAAGATCTGATTATCGAATCAGTCAAAATCTATGGACTGCAAGTCTACTATATTCCACAGACCGTGACTAATCTCGACGAACTATTCGGTGAAAATCCTCTCGCATCATTCGATCAGGCAACACAATTTGAAGTCCACATTAAGAATCCAGATGGATATGGTGGAACTCAGTTAATGTCCAAGTTTGGATTTGAAGTTCAACAGACTATGTCGTTCTATGTTCCTAAACGTAGATTCCTACAAGCCATGACCAACAAATTGGCGATGGAGAATGGTTGGAATTTACAATTGGAAGATGCGGACTTAACCCGAGCAATGAGTTCGTCTTCTTACCAGTTAGACGAAGATCCCGGTTCTAATCCATTCAGCTTGAATTACACCGCTCCCAAAGCAGGAGACATGTTGTTCTTCCCATTTGGTAATCGTCTGTTTAAAATCAACTTCACGGACGACGACGAAATCTTCTGGCCGATGGGAACTAATCCAGTTTATACTATGGACTGCGAAATCTACGATTACTCACACGAGAAACTCAATACTGGTATTGCAGATATCGATAACATTGAATCGCAATACTCAGGTAATGCTCTCGATTTTGAGTATTTGTTGGAGAGTGGAGATCGGATTCTAGATGAAGATGGATCTTCATTCGTTAACGAGACTTACAATCCAAATGCTTCGGACGTCAACGCCGATCAATCTATCTTCACCGACATGGTTTCAGATGTTGTCGACTGGAGCGACAAATCTCCATTCGTAGTTGGTGATGGGAAAGGCAAGTGGTAATTAAAACTTACCTCTGCCCCTTTTCCATCCGGTCATCTCCCACGACTCAAACTCTTCCAAGCTAACACTCCGACGCTTTAAGATAACAGGATGCCATATCCAAATCTTGCCAGCCTTGGATTTTGATATAGCTTCTTTACTTCCTTCCGAATGCGATCTCCCATGCATCGGGTTGTTCTCACCCGAATAATCTTTATGGTTCTCCCGCATCTTTAGTTTTGCTTCTTTCGTGTGCCGTTTTGTGTGCATGTTCGCTAGACTATGATGTTATATTTAGCAGACTATGATGTTATCGTTCCCATAAATCCCTAAATAAAATTAGACAATTAAGAAGAGGAGTTAATCCCACAATGGCGTATTATTTGAGCGCTGGCGTTTACGTCAAAGAGTTCGATCTCACAGGAGTTGTTCCTGGTGTATCGACTACTGAGGCGGGAATAGCAGGACAATTTCAATGGGGACCAGTTAATGAGCTAGTCCTTGTTACCTCAGAATCAGATTTGGTAAATCGATTCGGTAAGCCAAACAATACCAATGCAAATGACTGGTTCTCAGCTAGAAACTTCTTAGCATATGGTAATCAGCTTTGGACAGTCAGAGTCGTTGACAGCGATAATGCAAACACTCTCATGCGAGCAACCAATGCAACCGCAGCTAACTCGGCCGGATTCTTGGTTCGTAATGATGCAGAGTACGGCAATCTATATTCTACCGGCATCTTGGATACAAGCTATGGTGTAGGTGATTGGGTTGCAAAGTTCGCTGGAGCAATTGGCAACTCACTGAAGGTTTCAGTTTGCCCATCTAGCGCTGCATACGAATCTACTCTAACTGGAACACTCACCGTAGCAGCTAACAGCAAGACTGTAATTGGAACTGGTACACAGTTCACAAACGAAGTTACCGTTGGTGACATTCTCGTGTTGGGTGATGACACCATTCACGTTACAGCAGTTGCTAATAGCACTTCATTAACCTTGCAGAATGCAACAACCGCAGCAACCAATGCAGGAACAGTGAAGCGTCGTTGGGAGTACTACACTATTGTAGATACTGCTCCAAACACTTCAACATATGCCGCAAGTATTGGCAGTGCAGATGATGAAATGCACATCGTAGTCGTCGATGAAGATGGATTGTTCACTGGACAGACCAATGAGATCTTGGAAGTATATCAATACGTTTCTAAAGCAAGCGACGGTCAGTTACAGAACGGTGCGACCAACTACTACAAAGAAGTGATTAATCAACAGTCCAAGTATGTTCGATGGGCTTCGCATAACAGCAACATTGACAATATTGGAATGGGTGCTGCAGGAGTCACATTCGGCAACTATGCTAAGGCAATCAGTGTATCACTAATCGGTGGTAGCGACGGTGCAGCAATTGGCAACTCGCAGAAGATTGCAGGTTACGATTACTTTGCATCAAAGGAAGATGTTGAAGTTTCGATCATCATCGGATCAGATGCAACTCAGACTGTAGCAACGTATTTGATTAATGACATTTGCGAATCCAGAATGGATTGCGTTGCGTTCCTCTCTCCACCAAGAAGCTACGTTGTAAACGCAGCCGGTGAAGAGTTGACGAACTGCGTCACTTACCGAAACACATTGCCTGCTAGCTCGTATGCAGCATTGGACAACAACTGGAAATATCAATACGACCGTTACAATGACGTATACAGATACGTCCCAATGAACGGCGACATTGCAGGTATCCATGTTCGTACCGATTTGCAGAGAGACGCATGGTGGGCCGCAGCAGGTTTCAACCGTGGTCAAATTAAAGATGTCATCTCACTTGCTTGGAATGCAAACCAGGCTAACAGAGACATTCTCTACAAGAACGGTATCAATCCAGTCTGCACATTCCCAGGCGATGGAACTGTACTATTCGGACAGAAGACACTCCTAGCAAAACCAAGTGCTTTCGATCGTATTAACGTTCGTAGATTGTTTATCGTTCTCGAGAAGGCAATCAGCAAGGCAGCTAAGTACTTCCTGTTCGAGTTCAACGACCCAATTACACGTGCTCAATTTAGAAACATGGTAGAACCATTCTTGAGAGACGTACAGGGCCGTAGAGGTATTTACGACTTCAAAGTTGTTTGTGACGAGACTAACAACACTGGAGAGGTCATCGATAGAAACGAGTTCGTGGGCGACATTTACGTGAAGCCAGCACGAGCAGCAGAATTCATTCGATTGAACTTCGTAGCTGTTAATACTGCAGTAGACTTCAATACTGTAGTAGGCCAGTTCTAAAATTTGAGCAGTTTCCCATAAATAAGATAAAAGAAGAGGACAACTCAAAATGGCTTTCGACATAAACACTTTTAAGACGCAATTGAAATGGGGCGGCGCACGTGCCTCCCTATTCCAAGTCCAGATTACCAATCCGGCAGACGGCATTGCAGATTTGGATGTACCATTCCATGTTAAGGCAAGCTCGCTACCAGCAGCAACGATTACCAAATTGGAACTTCATTATATGGGACGTTCAATCCCAGTGGCAGGTAATCGAACCTTTGAACCATGGCAAGTAACCATTTACAACGATGAAGACTTCAAGATCCGTAACGCTATTGAGACATGGTCAAACATGATCAATGGCTTCGAGACCAATGTCCGTAAGTTCCCAGGCTCAGACATTAGCCTTTACAAGTCGACTGCATTGATTACTCAGTTCAGCCAGACTGGCGACATGTTGCGAACCTACAAGATGGTTGGCGTGTTCCCAACATCAATTGGTGCAATCACCACCGATTGGGAAAACGATACAATCCAGACATTCGATGTACAATTTGAATATGATTATTGGGTCATCGATCAGTCGGTCACCGGAGACGCAGGCGGAGAATAATACTAAAAGCGGGCGGAGAACACTGCCCGCTTTTTCTTTGTCTTGCTCGTTTTTATAAATAGAACGAAAACTCAATCGAGAGGAACATAATTTGAAATTCTTTGGATGGGTCTTACAGCGACAAGCTCCCGATGCTGTAGAGAAACAAGCACTACCTAAAGATGAAAACTTAGACGGCGCATTAGAACTCACTTCTAATTTTAGCGGATGGGTTGGTCATGGCATTAACTTCAGCGAAATGCCAACAGAAGATGAAGTTCAGTTGGTCACCAAGTACCGTGAGATTTCCCGACTGCCAGAAATTGAGAAAGCGGTAGACGACATCATTAACGAGACGTTTGCATATGATGCAGACGATTATCCAGTTCAATTGAACTTGGATCAAATTGATGAAAAGGTTCTATCAGAACCAATTAAAGATAAGATTCGAGAAGAGTTTAATGACATCTTGGACATGCTTAACTTTAAGAAAGACTGCTATGAGATCTTTCGTAAGTGGTACGTAGATGGTCGTTTGTATTATCAGAAGATCATCAACACCAAGAAACCCAAAGACGGTATTATCGAACTCCAATATATCGACCCTCGTAAGATCAAGAAGATCAGACAAGAGATCGTACAGAAGGGCAAGAAAGCTGCTCAAATCGATGGGATCGACATTAACAAGAAATACGTAGAGTACTATCTCTACAATCCAATGGGTATCTCATTGGAGCAACCGACAGGTCTGAGAATCGCCGTAGATTCGATTGTCTTTATACATTCTGGCGTACATGACAGAACAAACAAAACCATATTATCACATCTGCATAAAGCCATCAGACCTCTTAATCAATTGAACATGATCGAGAATTCGCTCGTCATCTACCGTATCGCAAGAGCGCCAGAACGACGAGTGTTCAACGTTGAAGTTGGTAAGCTCCCGCCAGCTAAGGCAGAGCAATATTTGATGGACGTGCGAAACAACAATCGCCGCAAGCTAGTTTACGATATGTCTACCGGCAACGTTCAAGACGACAAACGCTACATGACGATGTTAGAAGAC